GCCTTCTCAGCATCCTTGGACTTGGCTTGCTCTTGTGCTGACTCGTACTCGTCGTCAGTCAACCAACGCATAGGGCTGAAGAACAACTTGGGAGACTCTGCCTTGGTGTCGAACTTCATGCGGGTCACGATGGCGTCCAAGTTAACAGGGGGAGTCTGCGCGGCCATGTAGCGAGCGTATGCCTGCAATGGGCGCTTCTCGCCGTCTTCCTTGCCGAAGATGGATGTAGCTGGCAGGGTGACCTGCAACACGTCGCCATCAGGGTTGTTAGCCAACACCACAGCCAAGCGCTGTTGGTAGCGGCAGGCACGGCTTTGACCTGTGCCAGAACCGGCGATGTTCTGTGGGCATGTCGTGCAGCTTGATGACTGCTTGTTCTTTGCATTTGCATCGGGCTTCTCACCGTCAGCAGATGTGCAGTCAGGGGCAGATGCGGCGGCGTCCTTATCGTAACCACCCGCGTAGAAGATGCGGCTGACCTTGGGGGCGGCCTTCACAATGATGACGTCCAAGTGGCGGTCTTCAATGGATGCGATCTCCTTGCCGCTTGAGAGCAGACGGAACACGCCACCCTTGATGGAGACGCGCTTCATGCCGCCACCGGCGTTCACGTTACCGGCCAAAGCCAAAGTTGTTGCAGAAAGTTCCGCGTTCTTAGCGAAAGCAGGAACGTTAGAGGGATTGAACATAGCAATGTTACTCATTTTGTTTTCCTTAATTGAGAGTGGTGTTGGTTTCAGTGGCTTTACGGGCACGCAATTCAGCCAAGCATGCGGCGGCTGCGGTAAGGGCTACTTCGTCATCAGCGCCAAGTTGCACAACAGCGTGTGCAAACAGATTAAGCGTGACTTCGAGCAGGTCTAGCTTTGAAAGATCAAGTGGCTTGAGGGAGTCCATCATGACATTCATCGCGTTTTGTCGACGTATTTTGTCTTCGGCAAGAGTTTCTTTCATACTAACTTTCACGTTGGTTTGCGTACAGAGATGTCATACTCAGAAGCTGAGTTGAGACCGGGCGGTACGACCCCGGGGTTTTCTTCCAAGAACTGTGCCATGTTGAGTTGCGCAATGCGCTTCTCAAGCAGGTCGATGGCCTCGTGCTCGATCATGAACTTCTTGAACGAGTCCCAGTCTTGTGTGGTGTAGCGAGTCTTCACGGACATGACTGCCGTGCCCTCGGTAGTGCGAACGGATGTGACGCCCATCGCCTTCATCTGTTCCTTGATAGCGTTCTTGACCTCGTCCTGTTGCGCCTTGAGCACTTCCGTTTTGGTGTCGTACTCTTGGGTCAGTTCGGTCATCTTCGTGCGTAGCTTGCGGTAGATTTTGACAAGCTTATCAAGCGGTATTGCTTCTTCTTCCATTGCTTCTCCTGTTGTTTTGTTGTCTAAGGTTGGACAGTTTACATGTAATTTGATTCGTTGCAAGCCCCTTTCAAGATTTAATTTCAGTTTCGAACATGTCGGTCAGTAGTAAGTTATCGCTAACTTTTCCTTCCAACGCTTTAAACATCTTCTTCTCGATCGGGCTACTCTGAATGTGAATCACAGTAACTTTGTCCGAGTCCTGTCCCTTGCGGTCAGCGCGTGCACAGCACTGGATGTACTGCTCAACGCTCATCAATGGGCCATAGAACACCACAGTATCGGCAGCTGTCAGCGTGATGCCATGGGCTGAAGCCGCAGGCTGCATGACCAACACCCTTGGGTTGTCCTCGGTTTGGAATCGGTTGATCGTTATACCCCGCTTGCTTGGCGTGATGTCTCCGTGAATGCACTCGTTGACAATGCCCTTCTTCGTGAGGTAGTTGCTGATCGTGTCGATGGTGCTTCGAAACAGAGCGAAGATGATGACCTTGCGGCTCGTCTCCTCCAGGATTTCCTCGAGCACTGCAAGGCGAGGCGCAGAGTCAAACTCCACAACTTCCTTGTCATCGGTATACGCCGCACCGCAACTGATTTGCAACAGCTTGGATACACCAGCGGCAGCGTTAACAGCGGTGATCGTCTCGCCTGCGGCTTGCACCAGCATGCGCTCCTTGAGCATGTTGTAGTACTTCGCTTGCTGTGGGGTCAGGGCAACCTCACGCGTCATGGTGATGACTGGCGGTAAGTCAAGGCACTGTGCTTTGGTAAAGCGTATCGCGGGCTGCAAGGCCTCGTGCACCTTGTCCTTGGCATCTGCCTTGGCCGCCCACTTGAACATGCTGATCTTGTTCATCACTTGATCGCGCCATGCGGTGTAGAACTTGGGCACGTTCTCGGGGTTCACCAGTTTGGCTAGGCCATACGCATCCACAGGCGACTGCGATGCAGGCGTACCGGTCATCATCCACAGGTATGTATTGGGTGTCAGGATGGAGTTGAGCGACTTCCATCGCTTGGTCGTAGGCGTCTTGTATGCGTTGGCCTCATCGACAATCACCAGATCAAAGCGGCCATCGTTGCGTACCTCATCCGCGATCAGGTTCAGCCCCTCGTAGTTGGTGATGACGATCTCATAGTCACGCTGAATCATCTCGATGCGCCGACTAGCTTGAGGATGGTGCGCGATAACGGCCGAGCGATGAATGATGCTGTTGTTGATGTCACCCATCCATGCGCTGTGCATGATTGACAGGGGGCACAGGATCAGAACCCTACGCACCTTGCGTAGTTTCATCAGGTAGTCAGCCGCCCACAATGCAGACAGCGTCTTGCCAGTACCGGGTTCAGAGAACACAAAGGCTCTCCTGTACATCGTGAGGAACGATGCAGTCTCGATCTGGTGCGCCATGGGCTTATAACGCCCCGGCCAGTCATAGCGCCTAGTGATAGGCGACGGCACATCTTTGACACCTAGGTTACGCAACACCCGCGCTTCGTCAAGACCCCAGTAAACAGCGACATCGTAGCCTCCGTCTGCACGGGGCATGGCTTTGCTCTTAGGGATGATTGAGTACTTGTGTGGGTTCCTTGTGCGTAAGATAAGTGCTTTGTCTTCTACGATTTCCATTGCTTCTCCAAGCTTTTATTTTCCGTTGTCGCTCTGGTTGGCGCTCTTGTTACGGAGTCGTGTATTGCCTGCTGTTGACTTACCGCCAGCACGCAAAGGTTTGATGTGGTCAATGTCTTTGCCAGCGCGGTCAATACCTTTCTTGTCATAAGCACGGCGTGCTTTCTGACGCTCAATCTGATCGGCCGTCTCACCTGTTTTCTTTTGCAACTTATAGGCGTGCTTGTAGTCACGCTTACCATTTACTTGTGTCATGTCTGCTCCTAGTGCTTGGGGTTGAACTCGCATCCGGTGACCTGACACCATTTGCAAAGTGGGGTTTGATTGGGGTTCCATACATCGTTGGCATACGCTGCCTCGAGGCGTGCAGTGCGTTCACGATACTTCCACCAAAACTGCTCAGCTTGGTCGCGTGACATCTGCATCTTGACCATATCATTTTTGACAATGAACAGCAACGCAGAGTTGACCTTGCGGATGTGCGGGAAGTGCGCGAAGACCATGAGTGACATGAGCACAAGCTGATCCCGATCTGGGTACTTGTTGTTGCCAGTCTTCCAGTCGCCTACCCACGCTGTAAGGTTCTCGTCATCGATGATAAGGATGTCGGCAATGCCTCGCACCCATACGTCAGGAGACTTCCAGTTGGTAGGCTTCAAGTCAACAGTCAGCGCCATCTCGTACTCGGCCAGTGCCCTCCCGGGCTTACCTAGCATGGCGTCCACTACAGGCTGGAACTGCGCATACTCAGGCGGTATTGGCTTCTTGTCCCTGATGTAGAACTCGATCGCCTCGTGTACCTGATTGCCGTAGCGCGTGGCCTCTGTCTCTTGGAAGGGGTACTTCTTCAAGACCTTGACCTCGTGATACCTGCGTTGGCAGCCTTCAAAATCTTTGAGGCTACTGTGTGACCATGCTGGCTTTTTCATTCGAACTTCGCAGTCTTAATTGCTACGGTTAATCGGTTGGCAAACTGTGTGACGAATGCCTCGTTGTTGTTCAGCTCATGCTGACCCATGTCTTCAAGAATGGCGTGTACTAGCTCGTGCCAGAACGTATCGGCAAGCTCGTCCTTGGTGAACTTCCTGCCTGTAATGTTGCTGGCCTTGCCAAGACGGATGCACTGCTCCGGATAGAACGTACGCCCCATGTCTTTGCGGTGGAGCATGGCTTCCACCACCTCCACGCTGTACCACTTCTTGCCGACACGCATGCGTGTTGGTAATCTCATTGCTTCTCCTCTACTTTTTCGTATGTTGCATCAAAGATGTCAGGCTTGCATGGGTACAGCTCACCGCTCACGCCTTGAATGATCCAGTCACCACGGTCGCCTCGCATAGTACCTTCAAGGGTGGCAATTAAAACGCACGGCTCGTCACGAGTAAACTTTCCCATGCCATGTAATGTCACTCGCTTTGTTTGTATAGCCTTTGCCCACCAATCAGGGGCGGTAATGTCCATGCGTTTATCTATCTGCACGGCCTCAATAACCACAGGTTTCTTTCTGAACTTCATTTACTTCTCCTTAGTTTTTCGCTAACCCATATCTACGGTGCGCACCACCGTCAGCGTCCAATGGAATGCCCGGCATGTAAGGCGGCTCCATAGTCATCTGCGCCAAGACCCAAGTCTTAGCTTCTTCAACTTCAGCATCGGGAACCACAACGATCTGCTCGTCATGCACTGTCCCCGCCACAAAGTATCTCTTTGCAGTACGCACCATCCCATCAGTCATCACGCATCTCGCTACGCCCTGCGTGACATTGTTGGTTATTTTTCCTGCGTATATCTTAGTACGATCTGGGCCATATGTCCACTCTGTTTGTTCTTTTTTTGTTGCCTCATCCTTGTAGCGCCTGATGTTGAGGTCTGGGTACAACAGCTTCATGCCCGAGGGCAGCTCGATCTCCCCCTTGCGGTAGGTCAGACACTTGTGCTTGTACTCCTTGCCCTTGTACAGCGACTCGTGGATGAGGTGTGTATTCAAATCCCAGAACTCCACCACAGGCGTAGCCGTAGCCCTGTACTTGTCGATGATGGCCTTGGATGCTAGGCAGTGGATGACTAGCTCCTTGGTTGTACAGGTATGTGGTATCCCTTGGAGCTTCTCAACGTTGACTTCCCAGTCGAGGAACTTCTGCGCGGCCGCCTGTGTAACTCCGAGTTTCTTCGCAAAGGCCAAGTCGTAACGCTGTGGAGGCGCCCCGAGGAACCCTGTGAGTAACTGCGAAGCGAAAGCCGCCCAGCCAAGTCCGTATCCGCAGCCAAGGAGTGCGCTCTTCGCAGACTGCCGTAGGTCAGGGTGAGACTCTTTAGATAGTCCGGGTATGTTGAACATCTGAGCCCCGAACGCGGCGTAAGGATCGCCTCCAGCCCTGAAGATGTCAAGCATGTCTGTGTAGTCCGAAAGCCACGCAAGTACTCGCGGTTCAATCTGCGATAAGTCGCCCACGACGAGTTGGTGGCCAGCGGGTGCCATAATTGCTTTGCGTAAGAACGAACCTCGCTTGAGGTTTTGCATGTTGATGGCCGAACCCTTGCTTGCTGTCCACCTGCCAGTCTGCGCACCATAGTACGAGAGAGGTACGGGTAGTGCACCGCGTTGGCTAATGTCCAGAAACCTCTGTGCTCTGGTTCTTTCAGTGGTTGACTTAACCCGAAGACGCGCTTCACAAAGTAGGGCAACGTCCTCACGTTCACCATTAAGGAGCGCTTGAAATAGGGCATCGTTTTTAGCGAGGGCAAGCGTCTCTTTGCCAGTCGTCTTACTAACCTTGGTTGGCGGAACCACATTGAGTTTCTCAAGTAGTGCAGCAAACTGCGGGTTCGATGCCAGCGCAGTCTCTTCCACGCCGAGTTTCTGTAGTAGGCTTTCACGTTTTTCCTTTTCATCCAGTATGGCGTCCGTCAGCATGTTGGGGTCAAGCTCAAGGCACGCACGGGTGTACATCTTCAAGGTCATGTCAACAAGGCGCAGCTCCTTCGAAGGATAGCCAACAGCCAAGCGGGTAAAGATCTGCTCGCACAGATATACGTCATGCGCACAGTACTCGGCCAGCTCCTTCTCCATGGCGGGGGTCAGTGTTGTGTAGCCGTTGGTGTTGTAGACAGCGTTGCCCTTGGGTGGCAGGCCGAAGTCCTGCGCCAGCTTCATCAATGAGTTCCCCACCTCAACCCCGCGTAGAGCGCGAGCCATGGAAAGAGAGTCAAAGATAAAGCATGGTCGCCATTTATATACCCATTCCAAAATAGAAACATCGAACTGAGCGTTGTGAGCAAGCACAGCAGTACTAGCAGGATCGTAACAAGCCAAGATACGAGGGAGCTCATCGCCTCTGTACCACTGGGTTGCTTTGTCTGATCCGTATTCATGGATGCAGGCTCCAAATGCTTTGAATCGTGGGTCACGTATGTATTCCTCCGTTGTCATTTTTTGTAAAGTATACCCCTCTTTGGTGTCCCAAAAAGTTTCAAAATCCACAACTATTATTTGTTTGTATGGGGCGCTCATTGCTTCTCCTTTAATACCCACTGCGCAAAAGTGCGAAGCTCTTTGGGTGATGCGTTTCTTTTCATGCAGTTGGCCAGCATGCTGATGACTTGTATGTTGCCTCGCACATAACCTTTCTTTGGGTCAATCTTGTCAATGCTCGGAGACCAGTTACTAAACCCTGCGCCGCGCTCAACGAAGCGTTTGTTAAACACGGGGCATCTATCCGGTACGATGCTGACCACATAAGTGGCAAGCTCAGACACAGAACGAAAACCCATCTTTACTTTGTTTTTACGCGCAGCATAGTACACGCCTGCTGAGCGCTTGTACCAAACACTGTCTGAAGAAACGTAGTCTCCGCCATTCAATGCGATACTGGCTTTCGCTCTGGGGTTGTTACGGCCTGTGTAGTCGCGCCGTTTGGCGTAGGTGGGGCGCAGTTCTTCACGCAAGCAGCCACAAGATTGTGTGTGCCCAGACGTAAGGTTTATTCCCGACACGTTTTTTGTACTGCCGCAGGCACAAACGCAATCCCACATCGTTTGGTAGGTACGCGGCGCAGGGCCGCGTACTGTTAGCCTACCAAAAACCTTGCCTACTAACTCCAACCTTCGCATGTACTTCTCCTTTGTTTATGATGTACTCTATTGTACTTGTTTTTGCGAAGTCGATCGTGATGATTTGTTTATAGGGCGCTGTCATCTTCAGGCCCCTCCACGTTTTCTTGTATCAGTTGTTGCTTGACCAGCTCCAGTACACCTATCACGGTAGACATGTAAAGCGTCTCGTCGTACTTGCGGACGACCTCAATCAGTTCATCGGCCAAGCCGCCTGCTAATTTTCCTTGGTTCAGTATCATTTCTTCTCCTTTGTTTTCATTAACTCAGCCCAGTTATGGCCTGAGTCCCAACCATCTTTAAACCCCGCAGTCCATGCGCGATCCCATGCCTGACACCACAGCTCGTAGTAGCCGCCATACAGTGGGAAACCTTTGTCAAACAAGCCGTGCTTAACTAGGTGTTTCACATCTTTGCGCTTGATGAACGCTCCCCACGCCTTGTCGCGGGCTTGGTTGTAGATCGGTATGTCATCCAGCAGTCCTTTAGGCATTGCTGCTCCTTGCTCGGATGGCATCAGCACACCATTGGCTTGCAACTCGTTCGGCTACATCATCTGGCCATTCGTACTTTGCATTGATGTCATCACAAACTATTGCACACGCCTCACGCTCATGCTGTGCTACTAGCTTGGCAAGGGATTGAATACGCGTATCAAACTTAGCTTGATGGGCATCCCACCCCGCCTGTTTAGCCATCTCAATGAGTTCATCTTGTGTCATGCTTGTCCCCTTGCTCGGATGACTTCAATGGCGGTAGACGCAGGGTCATACATATCCCACCCAATCTGGTCTTCCATTGCTTTACACAGCGCCTCACGCTCATTGAACGCTACCAGTTTGACCAGACCTTCAAACTTCTCAATGTCCTTGTCGCTGGCGTGTCTGATAAAGCCAAGCCCTACCTTGTCTGCAAGGCTGAATAGTTCTTCTCGTTTCATGCTTGTCCCCTTGCTCGGATGGCATCGGCAATGTTTACAGCAGTCATACTATTCAATCTTTGTGCGTAATCAGACGCAATACTTGAACACGCCTCACGCTCTGCAAGTATGGCCGCCTCGATCATGTCAACAGCCACACCTTCACGCTTCTGCTGCATTTCCAACAGCTTCGCCATGTTGGTGATGATGTCTTCGTACTTCTTGCTCTCACGCTCAGCCTCAACCAGCTTGTTGGCCATGGTGTACGCATCGAGCATGCGGGTGACGAGTATCAGGTTGCCATCGCTGTCCTCGTAGATGGTCTCGTACATGCACTGCGTCTTTACGAACTGCACAAAATCTATAAAGTTCATTTGCACTTCTCCTTTTTGTCGTCGCACTTGGGTGTCGAGCGAATGGGTGGGGCTACAACGACTGGCGTGTGTGGTATGGGTGCAGGGGCTACCGCAGGTCTAACTGGCGCAGGGCGCGGCGCTACACGTGGCGGTGCTACGTGCGGTGCTACCGCGATTGCTGAGATGATTAAAAAGTTCATTGCTTCTCCTTGTTTTTTGCACAAATTTTTTGTAGTGCTTCCTCAATGTGCCCCATGTGATTGCCTGACCACATGTCCCATGTAGCGGTGCGTTTCTGATTGATGGTCAGGTCTCCGTTAGGGCTGTGCCGTAGTAGCTCCCCCATGTCTGCGCAGCTTGCAGTGAACTGCTTGGGCACCTCTTGATCGGGGCATATTGTGTATGTGTATGGTAGTTTTGCCATTGCTTTCTCCTTGTTGTTAATTAAAGTTTTCTTTTGGTGGTGCGTCGAGGAGGTTTAGAAAGCCGAAAAAATCGTTTGCCGCCAACATGAGTTGCGACGCCTCCATCTCGTTACAGTTTAGGGTAACGACTCCTGCCATTTGATCTTCAGCACGGCCAATGATGACAATGCCTTGCGCCTTGCCATCGCCATAGCACATCACCAACTTGTGGATCAGTAGTCTGAAGTGGTGTTGCTCCTCGTCTGACATGGCCTCGACTCGGCGCTCGAGTTCTTCCTCTGTCATTGAGAAGTCATGGTCTATGTAGCTCATTGCGTAGCTCCGTCAGTAGTTGTTTCAACTCAAGCAGGTTGTGCTCCCGTGCGATGTACACGGTTCCGCCATGGTTGAGGATGGCGTTGAGTTCCCTGTCTTGAAGAGCGGTGGTCTGTCCTTTGCCTGCTTTGCATTCGATGGCGATGAAGTGTCCGTCCATGCAGCCAATGATGTCAGGTATACCCGCTCGGCCAAAACCATTAGCGGGGGGCATGAAGTGGTAAATGTCGAGTGCATCAAGTATCTTTCGTACAGCAGTTTTGACTTTTGCTTCGGGTGTTGCGGCCATCACACTTCCTTGCCTGTCTCAAGACGATCAGCCACCAGCTTGGCGTAGCCTGCGATGTCATGCCATGAGTCGTGGTATTTATGGTCGCCGTTGACGATGCGTGCAATCTTGTGAAAGATCATCTCAAGGGCTTCCTGTTGGTCACAGTCAAGCAACTTCCCGCGCTTCTCCAAGGCAATGGCCAGCAGATCTTTGAACGCTTGGCTTACCTCAGCGTGCCCCTTGAATGTGCCGTATCGCTTACCGCGCTCGGCCAAGGTAGCATCGACAGCGGTTGCCGCTTTAAGCGGCTGTGCATCGTTGGCATTCTTGGGCGGCACGTAGCGCCCATCAAACAAGTCCATCTGTTTATCGTTACTAATCATTTCGTTCTTTCTCCTTGCGGTTTAAAAATACAGCGTCGGCGGGGTTGCGTGGACGCTCGAATACTTCGTAATAGTTCCGTGGCCTTGTGCCCATGGCCTTGCGTAACCAAGCAGCACCGCCCATCTCTTGAAACTTCTCCCACTCCGCGTCACTTAAACGTACGTATCGTGCCTTTAGGGGGGCGGGGGGCTTTGGTCGGGGCATGTTCAAGTACTCCTTCATGCTTGTTGGGTTGTCGTTCTTTGGCTCGGGTGAATGTGCCAAACTGTTTGTATCCAAGGTCTTCCTCACTCTTGATCTGATTGCTAGGGTTCTTCGCACGGAAGTATGGGTCTTTCAAGAAGATACTCGGGCGGTCAACCTGCGCGAGTTCTTCCCATGGGTTGAGAACTGTCATGTCAATACCCCAACTGTTTCATTGCGGCTTGCAGGCCGGCCACACCACCCACGCGCTGGTCGTTGATGAATATCTGCGGCATCTGCTTAGCGTCAGGGAACTCTTTGAGGAAGTTACCCAAGCGGTCGCCCACCATGATGTCAACCTCGTTGTAGTCAAGCCCCGCCATGTCCATGACCATCTTGGCCGTTGTGCAGTTGGGGCAGTTAGCCTTGGTGTAGATTGTGATGTTCATTGTTCTCTCGCTTTCATCATTTCATCCGCTGTTTTGTACGCTTCACGCGCAACCATGTCATTAGGGGCAGAAGCCCCACCAGTACTTGACAAGTACGCCTGCATAGCCAGCGCCGCAAAGTAGTCACGCAGTGTCATACCTTGAGTCAGATTTAGATGCGTTGGAAACGCTGGGCCGCCGTCATATTTCTCTTGCATCTTAACCCCCAAACAATTTCTTCAGGTGATCGTATAACTCACGCGCCTGATACACAGTCATGTTGTCGATGATGCTCTCGGGTGTGCGGTTGCGTACCAAAGACACGAAGCCTTTGCGCTCAGGCACGATAGGCGGTGTCTGATCTTCATGGTACACAGGGTTAGGCGTAGCTTCCAGCTTGTCTCTCAACAGCGCACCGATGCCGGTCGTATCTTTCTTAGTGTACTTGCGCTTGGGCTTGACCAACTCAGCTTTGGCTTGGATTTTCTTCAGGGCTTTGGCCGTCTTGATAGGTCTGTACTCAGGGATGTCTGCGTAGTACAAGTCGTTGGTTGAGTGGATCATTTTGTTCTTGTACATCTGCGCGATCAGGCTTGATACCGAGTCAGACTTATAGCCTAAATGCTCAAGCGCAATGATGATCTCCTTACGCGTAGAGCCGGGGTTGTCACGGATGTAATTGAATGTGGTGCGTGAGATGTTGTTCTTGATGGTAAAGAGTTGTGTGGTCATGGGGATTGCTTGAGAAGGTGCGGATACAGAGGTTGACACTGGTTGAACAGAAGGAAGGGGCGGGGCATCATCGTCATCCCACTCAACTAATGTTTTGGTTAGGGCTTGTTTCATAGCGGTTTGCATGTCAGGCATTTGAGGATCCTCCAGTAAGTAGCATGACGAGAACAATGATGGCGATAGCCACAAGGGATTGAATGGTGGTGCGTTCTAGGTCTGTGAGACCTTGTCTGTCCCCTAGCAGTACGCCTTGTACCCAGTCATCTTCGGGCGTAGGTGTAGGGGATGGGGGTGTGTAGAGAAGGCCGATCTTGACCTTGCCCGTATCGTAAGGTGTGTGTTTCATTATTTTCTCCTTGGGGTTGATATTATTTGTACAGCGTTGGACTGTTGTCAATAGGGACGCCAGTAAAAAAGATCTGTTAGTAGTACAAGTACTGCAACTAAAAGTACTACGCGTTCTAGTTTTTCCCATGGTGTCATCATTTGAATGTCTCCTTGATGTAGTCCATAGCTTCGCGCTTGGTATCGAAGCCAAGGTAATCGCCGTTCTCGTCTATCCATTCACCTGTGCTATTGCCGTAGATAACCCAGATGTCGCCCGAAGGTTCGACGTGCCAACAGTTGCGGTCATTGAACCCCTCCATGTACAGCTTGTGCACCACCTTCTTACAGGTTGTATCGTCCACCCCTGTCAGGCGCTCAAGTTCAGCGGGGTGGTTGTCTTCGAGTAGCTCGCTAATCCACTCTGTCAGCTTATCCATCTTCTCCTCGTCGTAAGCCTCCTTGTCTAGCTTGCGTTGATGTTCGGCCAGTAGGCCATCGTAGTAAGCGTCTAGTCCGTTCATTTGCTTTCTCCTTTGATAAACACACGGGGCAAGTCGAGCATCCACTCATAGTTGTCCATGCCCGTGACTGGATCAACCTTGTACACATTCACGCTGTACCAATCATCGCCGTCCTCATTAAGCGAGTGGATGTTGATTGTGTACTTGTCTAGTCCCCACCACCAGTCACGATCCTTAACGATCTCGTCTTTGTATTTGGCGATGAGGTCATCGACCACCAGTTGTAGTTCTGCGTCAGTCATTTGCTTTCTCCTTGGGTTAATTAAGCTTCACAGTGAATAGCATCGAACAGTGTGCACAGCACAGTCGATGAGTCGTAGGCTCGGGCCATCTGCTTGGCCTCTTCTAATAAGTCGTCAGTCAGCTTGCGCTTGTCGAGGAACTTGACCGCCATGAGTGGGTCTTCGGGGTACACACACTCAGAGATCATGTCAATGAGGTCATCCTTGTACCCAGCTTGCGCATCGTAAAGAGCATCGAACAGCATCTCGGTAGCAAAGTACCCATCGTCATCTTGCCATGTGTATGGCACATCGGTAGCGTCCTTGTCATCCTTGTACACGCCGTAGCCTGACCACCATGCGGTGTCGTAGTTGCCGTACTTGTAGCTCTTGTAGTCGGGCACAGTGGGGTCACGCTCAGTAGGCAGGGCATCCCAGTCAACGAGGACAGCAGCTTTGGCCAGTGCTGTGAAGTGCACGATGTCAAGGTTCTCACGCTCGCCGTGCTCGTTGTAGTAGCCCACGCTGATGTTGGTGCACTCGGGTATGTCATCGGTGAACTCAGCGGTATCGGTGTACACACCTGTGTCATCAGGCGAATACATAAGCAAGTCATTGTGCTCGTTGAGCGCAGACGCAAGGGCTAGGCAGAAGTTGTCGGATGCACAGCGACCCATGCCCTGATGACTGATGACGCTGTCGATACCTCGCCTGTCGAACGCAATGGCACGATCGAACTGCTTGAGCAGGGCAGAGTTGTTGTTAGCGATGTGCTTGGCGCCGATGCCACCGCACTCCTCGCCTTGGCTGAAGATGTAGTAACCCTTGACTCCACTATGTATTAAATGCATGAGCATGGCACAGCCTGCACCATCGTCAGCGCCGAGAGGTGCGCCGTCTGCATACCAGTGGGTTTGTGTCTTGCGTATCTTGTTGACACCTGTGTCACGATGGACAGTATCAACGTGCGCAATGAACAGCGTCTTGTTGTTACGCACACGATTGTCAACGTGCAGGTTACCTGCCTCATCGACATGGCAGAAGGACTTGAGTTCAGCAGGCAGGTTCTCGAACAGCCACGTTGTGAAGACCGCCACCTCGAAGGTGTTGTGTGGACGCTTGCGAGATAAGGCACGTTCAAGTGTGCGAAGGATGATAGGTTGTGTAGATTTAGTCATGATTGTTTCCTTAGGGATTGATTAGATTGAGTCGAATGTTGATGCGGGTAAGCCGAGGATCTCGTTGCTAAGTACTCTGCGCACATTCACACGCATCCAGTCAACGCCTTGTGATGCGATGAAGCCGTCTCGGTAGGTACGCGAAGCGCGAAGCATGTTGCCGTTGTGCCGGATGCTGATGCTGTAAGTCACGCGTTGTGTAACGGAGCAGTGCTCCTCCCATAGCGCACACTCATTGAGCATCTCTATGGTCAACTGTTTAGCAACGACAGGAGCAGGAACGACAAGGGTAGCAACGACAGGGTCAACAGCCACGGCAGTGTCGCCACCATCCTCGTCATCGTCATCGTCAGTAGCAGGGGCGCAGTCAGGGTGATACTTCTTGTCATCTACCTCAACGTAGTCAACGCTGTCGGTGTACCACTTGCCTGACTCCTCGCACTGCCAGCATCCGTTGTCGCACAGCAGGAACTCATCGGTGTCCTCGGTACGGCAGATGCGCTCGTCATCAATGTGGTACCACTCGCCGTCAACCTCGATGGCGTTCTCGATGTGCTCGTACTCACCGTTCTCAAGCTCAACGATCTCGTTGTCAGCAAGGTAGTTGTCATGGAAGTACTCGGACTGCGACTCGATATAGGTAGCATCGTCACTGCGGAATGAATACTGACGGCCGTTGCGACCATAGCCATACACGTAGTCGTTCTCATAACAGCTGACGCACACATGGGAGTCATCGTTGTAGCCGACCCAGTAGCCATCATCGTCATCGGTGTCGTCACCGCAGTCCTCGCACTCGAAGGTGTTGGCACTCAGCTCAGTCGGTGCACCGCCAGTCTGGTCACACGCATACTCGCCGTCACTGTCAACCACGATGCAGTTGTTGTCTGCGTCAATAGACACACGCTTGTCACCGCCGTCAAGGTACGGAGCTAAGAAGTCATCGCGTGTTTCGTAGAGGGACAGACGCTCGCCGTTGTCCCACGATGTGTGCTTGCTGTACCCCTGCTCACGAAGCCAGTTCTCCATGGCGTTGTCGGTCTCGCTGTACCCGCCCTGATTGGCAGGCCTAGCGTAGGTACGCACGAAGTACTTGAACCCTGTGTCGGGGTTGGTCATGCACAGCGCACGGCCGACAGTCTCATCGCCATCGATACGCACAGCCATGTGCCACCCGTACTTGGGGTTGTATGCCTCATAGGGGTGACGCGTCACGCCGTCACGACAGTGCACACCGCGATCGTCACGCCATACCATGCACGAACCTGGGCCTTTGTGTAGGTGGTAGATCATCTCGGCTGTGGTATGCACGAACTTGAATGTGGACGCTGTGCCGTAGCGCGCAACGAGATCGCGGATGGTGTGGTCAGGCATGTCGAAGTGGCGAGTGAGGTACTTGCCCACCGATGTGACAGTCTGTATGTCACGCTTGCCCTTGTCCTCGTTCTGTGTGTATGCGATGCGAGAGCGATCGTTCTCTGACATGTGAGGCCACTCGAGGAACAACTGATGCCAGTCACGAGGACGGCACACCGCGATAGCTGCTTTGATAACAGGGTGCAGCTCGAACCGCTCGATCTGGTGGCGTACCCACCCACGCTCGTCACGCTTAGCCGAGATCTCGGTGCACTTGTCGATGTCGCCCTCGTTGAGCCAGTCCATGCGCAGTCTATAGTCGACACTGATAACAGCGCGAGACGCTAGGCTAAAGATATTCCACATGTCGTGGCCGTTGTATGTAGATGCAGTCATTATGTTTTCTCCTTGGGTTGTGGTTAGTTACTAGCGGTTGTTGATAGCTTCGAGAACTTCCTCAGCGCAGACACCCCATGAGTGCCAACTGATGAAGGCTTGTGCCGCCCACTCGGGGTTGCTCTTGGATGCCTTGACCTGTTTGGCGTAGGCATGGAGTGCCTCGATGATGAACGCCTGCATCAGTGGCCCTTGCTGTGAGTGGGACATCAGATCGTTGATGAGTTGGACATTTGTTTTGTGTTTCGTTTTCATTTGCTTTCTCCTTCGGGTGTGTATGCTGAACAGTACTTAGCTTCGCGCTGTGCAAAGGCATCGGATTGCTTGTTTTCTTCTAGGTGCTTAGAGAACGGCACGATTACTTTCCTAGTCAGCCCGCATATCAGCCTGACATGGAAGTAACCATCGTGTTTTGCTATCTCACAGTTTCTACATGATTTCATTTGCTTTCTCCTTATTTAGTAAAGCTTGCAAAGTCACCCGCTTGGTCAACCATCAGGCTCGGGCAACGCACCCGCTTAGTGGTTTCCCACTTAAGTTCTTCTTCGATGAATGCTCGGGCTTTGCGCTCATCGTCATAGATAACAACGAACTGCCCATCGTCTGTGTAGTCCACAGTAATTTCGTATTTCATTTGCTTCTCCTTGGGTTAAAAATAATATGGGCAGGGGCAACAGCCCCGCCTTGCTCACGGCATAAAAGATTCACTGTGAATCCTTTTCGATTCCACTCAGCGTGTTCCATGTGGCAGGAACAGCTTCGTTGTCTGTCATTGCTTCAATAATCTTGATTGCTTTGTGCATGCGTGCGATCTTCTCCTTTCGTTCATCTGTTGGTGCGACCATCTGTCTGCGCTCTAGCGTGGCGATCTCTTTGTGTGTCGCCTTCAATAATCTTTGCTTGGCTTTCTCGTGTTGGTCAGGCAGCATCTTGCGCTCAAAGGGCACCTTGCGCTTGGCCTTGGGTCTGTGCTCCAGTTCGAAGAACGCCGTGGCGATGGTGTCCTTGATCTTCTGTGGCACCCAGTCTGTCCAGTGCTCACCATCATTGCGGATCGGAGACCCCTTGCCTGATGCGTTGTGTTCCTTGGCGATCTGCATGGGCGTCTGCTCGAGTAGCTTGGATGGGTGGATCAGCTTGGCCAATACCTTCTCCATCACTGCGATGTAGGCATCGAACGCCTCGACCCTTGCGGTATCAGTCAGGTCATACTTGCGTCCGACCTTCGCGCTGTTGAGTTCGTATCGCAAAGGGTCAAGGACGTTCGCCCACTCTGCCTTGCGGTGCGTTCGGGTGATGCGGTTCACACGCCTTGCTTCTTTGAGCTGAGCGACCTCGTCTTTGATGCGGTTGATGGCAACGGGGTGGAGTTTGCGCTTCATCAGTCGGGTGTGAAGCTCGTTGGGGGTGAGGTTGATGTAGTCTTCGTACATGATTATTGATCCAATAGAGAGTGAGTTGGACAGTTTAGCACAGGAATGTCCATGTGTATGAAGCACTTGCTAAGAATCGTGTAGGTTCTGAACCCGCATGAATACTAGCGTTGGTTGAAAAGTGTCCGCGATATATAGTTTTTTTTTGAAATGCTAAAAGGCTTGGACAAAAGTGTCTGTCCTTGCTCACGGAAAAATGCTCACCCCCATAAATACTCTCTCTTATATATATAAATAAATAAAAAATTATATATATTGGACGCAAATTGCGGAGCGCCAGTATTCATGCGGGTTGCGGGGTTACACGCTTCTTAGCAAGTGCACTATACACACGGACAGTTTACAAAACGAAGATTATTGACGTCAATAATCTTAAAGGGGCAGATCAAGTTGGTGCATGCCGTTCTTCCATTGGTCATAGGCTTGCTGTGTGTTGAAGACCATGCCTCGTAGGTGCAGCGCACCCTTGCGGAAGATGTGTACTTGATGGCGTGATCCGTAGCTGATGGTTTGCATATGGTAGTCACGGCCACGGATGGTGACGATGCCAAGTTCGCGGGTGATGGGTTGAATGAGGTTGCGCATGGTTACTCTCCTGTGATGATGAGCATGAGTTGTGTGCCGAGGATGAATGATCCGCCAAGGGTGAGCAAAGCGAACAAGGGAACAACGCCGTGTTCATCCATGCCATGTAAGCCTACGAGTATTGAGGCGATGAGGATGACGGACAGAAGGATGTGGGACAAGACAGCAATAGGTTTCATGGTGTGCTCCTTAGCAGTTTTTGTATTGTTGAACCAAGTCAGTGCCGAGCCACATCTCCACGTGGAGAAAGGTTTTGGTCAGGGCGTGGAACAGAACGTGTGCGTCACACGCTGAATTGGCTTTGTAGTCGTGGTTGTATCCACCTGCACGAACGATGATTGAGTACATGATTATTTACCTTTGAGTTGAGTTGGACAAGAAATGAAACAGCGCAAGAGCCTCTTGCTCTCACGCTTCTACGAAAAGGATTCACTGTGAATCTTTTTTAAACGGCCAAAGCCTTGAGCACCTTGCGTTGCTCTGTTGCAGAGAGTTTGTTAAAAGCCTCAATAATCTTAGCTACATTGTCTGTGGGTTCGGTCTTGCCATTCGAGGGCTTGGCGTTACGGCGCGTCTGACCTTGGAGCATGAGCATGACGTCACGCTTGGCTGTCTTGGCTGAACTGAACTTGGGGTCTGCTGTCACCATCATGACCTTGCCTGACTTGCTAGTGCTCCACTTCGCGCCAGTTCGAGCGCATGCCCACTTAATCACGATAGGTTCGCACTGCTCGAGCGTGGTGTAGCCTGCATCCTTCATGCCTTGGATGAGCGCAACGCGGGAGTCAGCGAACTTGTCTAGAACTGCAAAGGCTTGGGTTTCGTTTTGTGTAGTCATTTAATTTCTCCTTGGGTTAAATCGGTAGAGCGAATCCCTAACCGACAACTCAATTATCCGTAACCCTCTTCAGGTGCTGTATTCGGCCTTGCTGATTTTGGGATTGTGCTGACCCCACCGGCCCCCCACCGGCCCATATTGACGGCGTGGCCCCGACTGCGCATAAACACTATTCCTCACCCGCAATCCCAATTTTTAAAAATCCGGCCTATAATCCCCACCATACCCCTACATTATGGAGAAATATGCAAAACCAAAGATTCGGGCAGTTAGTGGTGCAAAGCCTCGCCAGTACAGACGCCCATTACAGAAAACGTTGGTTGTGTTTGTGTGACTGTGGCAAAACCAGCGTGGTGCTGCAAGACAAGCTCAAGGCAGGACTTACAAAATCTTGTGGGTGCTACCGGGAGAAGTTTGTAAAAGCTTTGGTAGACAAGGCGCTGGAGGAGAGACGTGAGTTCACGCACAGCTCGTGGCAGGCCATGATTGGCAGGTGCACTAACCCGAAGTATCCAAGCTACCCAAAGTATGGCGGAAGCGGCATCGAGGTGTATGACCGCTGGCGCTTTGGTGAGGACGGCAAAACAGGTTGGATATGTTTCTACGAAGACATGGGGCCAAGACCAGAGGGCACAACGATTGACCGCATCGACGGGGATCTCGGATATTTTTTGGACAACTGCCGCTGGGCCACGCTAGATGCGCAAACGGCAAATAGGAAAAACGTTGGCAGACCGCGCAAAACAACACCCCCCACCCCACTATAAAAAATTCAAAGAACTAATAGTCAAACGTTGGACACGGCACAATAAAAAAGAGCCCCGGGGTTTAGCCGGGGCTTCAAGGAGGCGAACCTCAAGGAGAAGCAATGATGAACAAAGTGTTGCACCGTTGCCGGAATTGATTGTATACTGTGTCCAACGAGGCAACAAGTACACGCCAGTACTAACCCTACGCAATGCTTGAACATCTAATCGACGGCGAATTTGAACCAGACGTGGTGGACATCACCATGGCCGCGCCATCGCCAATTGAAAAGGTGCAACCGGCAGACATCATCGACGCCAAAGTCAAGACAGCAGAATGGCTCAAGGATCTGGAAGCTGACGACGAGGAAGTGGAAACCAAGGCAGACGCCGAGGCAGCACGCAAATCCTTCGCGTCTCTGGTGACCGGGCAGCCTGTGGCAAATACGCAACAAGCGCTAGCCAATGTCAAAACCCCCGCTGCGGTACAGCACCTAGTGGGAATGCTCACCGCCTATGACTGGGCGTTTGTTGAGCAGGCCAAAGAACTTCGCGGCTACGCCGTGGCTCAGATTTTGGAAGAAGTCAAACACCCAGACGCCCGTATCAGGCTCAAAGCTTTGCAGATGCTGGGCAACGTGACGGAAGTTGCGCTGTTCACTGAGCGGGTGGAAGTCAAGAAGACCGAGATGTCTGACGTGGAGCTGGAAGCTCGCATCAAAGACAAGCTCAACAGGTTCATGGGCGTGATCGACGTGGTCGATGTTGCGGAAGACAAGCCAGATGAAGCCTGAAAACTTCACAACGCTCAGTAAGCTGGAGCTCGAGGCCATGGCCAAGGCCTTGCCGCACATGACCACCCAAGAAAAGATGGAGTTGTTCCAAGATTTGGAGCTGCGCGAGTCCCGCGCCAAGCTGCAAGCGGCAAAAACAAACATGCTGGGCTTCGCCCAAGCGGTGTATCCGGGGTTCAAGATCGGTCCGCACCACAAGAAGCTGGCCAAGATCTTCACCGACGTGGTCGAGGGCAAGAAAAAGCGCGTGATTATCAACATTGCGCCACGTATGGGTAAGTCTGAGTTCAGCTCATACCTGTTCCCTGCTTATTTTTTAGGCAAGTACCCTGAGAAGAAGATCATCATGGGCACGCACACTGCGGGTCTGTCGGAAGACTTCGGTCGTCGCGTGCGAAATCTGATTGACTCGGAGGAATACCGTGAAGTTTTTCCACAAACTATGGTGGCAGACGACCAAAAGGCCGCAGGAAAGTGGTCGACTTCTGCTGGCGGTCAGTATTACGCTGCTGGTGTGGGAGGCGCACTTGCCGGCCGTGGTGCTGACTTGTTTGTTATTGATGACCCACATTCAGAACAAGATGTAAAGTCCAACTCGCGCCTAGCTTTTGACACAGCTTGGTCTTGGTTCCAGACTGGCCCCTTGCAGCGTCTGATGCCGGGGGGTGCGATCATTGTGATTATGACCCGTTGGTCCTTGCTTGACCTGACTGGCCGCCTGATTGACTACCAAGCACGTAACCCAGAGGCCATACCTTGGGAGATCGTGGAGCTGCCTGCCATCCTCAATGAAGACCAAGAGAACGAGAAGTCTCTGTGGCCAGAGCAGTGGCCGCTAGAAGCTCTGAAATCGACCAAGGCCAGTATCGACCCACGGTATTGGAACGCGCAGTACATGCAGCAGCCAACGGCTGAGAACTCTGCCATCGTGTCACGCAAAATGTGGCGGATCTGGGAAGGCGACGAGCCCCCACGCTGTGAATACATCATCCAGTCATGGGATACAGCCTTTGAGACTAAGAACAACTCCGACTACAGCGCCTGCACCACGTGGGGCATCTTCTACAACGAAGAAGAAAATGATTCGCCCCAGCTTATCCTTTTGGATGCGTTTAAAGATCGCATGGCTTTCCCTGAACTTAAGACTGTTGCACTTAAGCACTACAAAGACTGGGAGCCGGATGCTTTTATTGTTGAGAAGAAAGCGGCGGGGGCGCCGCTGATTCAGGAGCTCAGGGCCATGGGCATCCCCGTCCAAGAGTTCAGCCCGTCCCGTGGTAACGACAAGACTGTTCGTGTCAATGCAGTTGCGGATTTATTCAGCAGTGGTAAAGTCTGGGCACCGGACACCCGCTGGGCACGCGAGGTAATTGAAGAGATGGCGGCTTTCCCTGTGGGCGAGCACGACGACTTCGTGGATACGACAACACAGGCGCTGCTGCGCTTCAGGCAAGGCGGCTTTATTTCTTTGGACACGGACGAGCAAGACGAACCATCGTTCTTCCGCCGTAAGACGTACGAATACTACTAGGAATACACATGGCAACGAACATCGACAAAGCGCTGTACCAGCAACCCACTGGCATCGACGCACTGGGAGAACAAGAGTCACCGCTGGAGATCGAGATCGTTGATCCCGAAGAAGTCACCATTGGCATGGACGGTGTAGAGATTGACTTGCTTGGCGGCAATGACGAAACCGAAGAAGGTTTTGACGACAACTTGGCCGAGTACATCGATGACGGCGCGTTGCAGTCCCTCGCTGGTGACTTGGTCTCTGACATTGACAACGACAAGGCTTCACGCAAAGAGTGGGAGAAGACTTACGTTGACGGCTTGAAGCTCTTGGGCCTTCAGATCGAGGAGCGCACCGAGCCATGGCAAGGCGCTTGCGGTGTGTTCCACCCAATGATTACAGAAGCCGTTGTGCGCTTCCAAGCCGAGACAATCACCGAGACGTTCCCAGCCCAAGGCCCCGTGCGCTCCAAGATCATCGGTAAAGAGACACCCGAGATCAAAGAGAAAGCTGCCAACGTTGAAGATGACATGAACTTCGAGTTGACGGAGAACATGACCGAGTACCGCTCCGAGCACGAGCGCATGCTCTGGTCACTGCCAGCCACAGGCTCGGCGTTCAAGAAGGTGTACTTTGATCCCAGTTTGGGACGTCAGGTCTCCATGTTTGTGCCGGCCGAAGACATTTTGTTGCCCTACGGCGCAACTGATCTGGACACTTGCCACCGCATCACGCACGTCATGCGCAAGACCAAGAATGAAGTCATCAAGCTCCAGCAAGCTGGCTTTTACCTCGACATCGAGCTGCCTGATGCGCCCAAAGATCGCACCGATATTCAGAAAGCCAAGGACAAAGAGACAGGTTTCAACGACCTGAACGACGACCGCTACACGATCTATGAGTGCCACGTGGACTTGAACCTCGAAGGTTACGAGGACATGACCGAGGGCGAAGACGGTGAGGAAGAAGAGACCGGCATCATGTTGCCGTACGTCGTGACCATCATCAAGGGCACAAACGACATCCTGTCTATTCGCCGCAACTGGAAAGAAGACGATGACCTTCGCCTCAAGCGCCAGCACTTTGTGCATTACCAATACATCCCCGGCTTCGGCGCCTACGGCTTCGGCCTCTTCCATCTTATTGGTGGTTTTGCCAAGTCAGCCACGTCCCTCATGCGCCAACTGGTGGATGCAGGCACCTTGTCTAACCTTCCCGGCGGTCTCAAATCCCGAGGACTGCGAATCAAAGGTGATGACACACCGATTGCTCCCGGCGAATGGCGCGATGTTGATGTAGCCTCTGGCAACATCCGTGACAGCATCCTGCCTTTGCCCTACAAAGAGCCAAGTGCCACGCTGTTTAACCTGATGCAGACCATCGTTGATGAAGGTCGTCGCTTTGCCGCGACTGCTGACATGAAGGTGTCTGACATGTCTGCGCAGGCTCCTGTGGGTACGACGCTGGCTCTCCTCGAGCGTCAGCTGAAAGTGATGACGGCTGTTCAAGCCCGTGTGCACTTCGCTTTGAAGCAAGAGTTGAAGCTCTTGAAGAACATCATCCGCGACTACACAGACCCAGACTACACATACGAGCCTGAGTACGGCGGCCGTAAAGCCAAGAAAGCGGACTATGACTTGGTGGACGTGATCCCCGTGTCAGATCCCAACGCTGCGACCATGTCTCAGCGCGTTATCCAGTACCAAGCTGTGATCCAGATGGCGCAGATGGCTCCGGACATTTACAACTTGCCAGAGTTGCATCGCGGTATGCTCAATGTCTTGGGCATCAAGAACGCGGAAAAACTGGTACCCATTGAGGAAGACATGAAACCTGTCGACCCAGTGCAAGAAAATCAGAATGCGTTGACTGGCAAGCCCATGAAAGCATTCATGCACCAAGATCACACGGCACACATCCAAGTGCACATGTTGCTCTTGCAAGACCCAACCATCCAGCAGTTCATCGGTCAAAACCCACAGGCCCCCAAGATCATGGGTGCCATTACTGCCCACATTGCAGAGCACGTTGGTTACCAGATGCGTCAGAAGATCGAGCAGCAGCTTGGTATGCCGATGCCTCCCGAGGGCGAACAGTTGCCACCAGAGATCGAGATTGCCTTGTCAGGCATGATGGCTCAGGCAGCCCAGCAAGTGTTGATGCAAGACCAAGCGCAAGCGGCTCAGCAGCAAGCGCAGCAACAAGCACAAGACCCCGTCCTTCAGATGCAGCAGCAAGAGTTGCAGATCAAATCACAGGAAGTCCAGCTCAAAGCGCAGAAGCTCGCCACAGACGCAGCCGCTGCCGCCGACAAGTTGGAGTTGGAGAAAGAAAAGGTCAAAGGTCAACTGGAGCTCGAGGCATTGCGCGTTGGTGCACAAATCAACGAAAGCAAAGCTAAAGCTCAGTTTGAGCAAGAACGTGCCGGCTTCCAGATGGGTGCCGACATCGCAAGAAACCAGAAGCAAATGGACTTGCAAGCCCGTACTGCAGCCTTGCAGAACGTTTCCAAAAACCAACCAAAACCAACTAAATGATTCAAGACTTCGCACACGTATTGCGCGACCAAATACGTAAAGACATGAACAACTACGCCGACGACTTGGCTGGTGGTATCTGTCGTTCCTTTGAGGAATACCAAAAACTCTGCGGTGTTATTTCGGGTCTAGCTCTCGCAGAGCGTTATCTCCTTGACCTGCTTGAGAAAGTCGAAAAATCAAATGAGTGAAATCATTTTGCCTCCCGGCATTAGCTTGCCACCCCACATCCAACCAACGGAAACTCCCGAGGCGGATGCTGACGATGAAACTAAAGCAGGTGCACTGCCGACCCCCACAGGTTGGAAGCTGCTCTGTGTCGTACCTGAAGTCGAACAAAAGATTGCAGGAACAACACTGGATCTCGTGAGAGATACAGCCACCATGCGCCAAGAAGAGCACGCCACCACGGTGTTGTTCGTATTGCGCGTAGGCCCCGACGCGTACAAAGACACTGCCAAGTTCCCCAACGGAGCGTGGTGTAAAGAAGGTGACTTCGTGCTCGTTCGTACTTACTCCGGCACAAGATTCAAGATCTTTGGCAAGGAGTTCCGTCTCATCAACGATGACCAAGTTGATGCTGTTGTGCTAGACCCTCGCGGCTTGACCCGCGCTTGAAAGGAAAGAAATGGCTGAACCATACAAGTTCCCCGACGAAATCGAAGACAAAAAGACTGCCGAAGTCGAGTTTGAAATCGAAGGCGACGGTGAAGTAGAAATCGAAATTGAGGACGACACTCCTGAACGTGACCGAGGCCGCAAGCCTTTGGACAAGGAAATTGCTGATCCAACCGATGACGAAATTGAGTCTTACTCTGACAAAGTCAAAACACGTATCAAAGAGCTGACCCACGCCCGTCATGACGAGCGCCGTGTCAAAGAAGCCACGATGCGTGAGAAGCAAGAGCTGGAGCGTCTAGCACAGCAGTTGATTGAGGAGAACAAACGCCTCAAACAAAACGTCTACACAGGACAAGAAGCGATCATTGAGGGGGCCAAGTCAAAGGCCGAGAGCGAGCTAGAGATGGCCCGCCGCAAACTCAAAGAAGCGCAAGAGTCCTTTGACACGGATGCGATCATTGCCGCGCAAGAAGCTGTGATGGATGCAAAGATTCGTGTTGAACAAACAAAAAATTATCGACCTGCCCCTTTACAGGAAGAAAAATTTGAGGTACAAACTCCTCAAACCCAGCCCGCAAAGGCTGAGCCCGACGAAAAAACTCTGCGCTGGCAGGCAAAAAACCAGTGGTTCGGTGCTCAAGGGTTTGAAGAATACACCAGCTATGCACTAGGGCTGCACCAAAAGCTAGTCACAAACGGAGTGGATCCCCGCTCTGCTGAATACTTCGAGCAAATTGATGCTCGCATGAAGTCGACGTTTCCTGATCTTTTTGGTCGGAGCGAAGATAAGCCTAGGTCTGGTGAGGTTCAAAAGCGACCTACAACAGTGGTTGCCTCTGTGTCTCGTTCTACGAGCGCAGGCAAGATCAAGCTGACGAATACGCAAGTGGCGTTAGCGAAGAAATTAGGTTTAACCCCGCAGCAATACGCTGCACAAGTAGCAAAACTGGAGAACTGAAATGGCTGAAATTCAAGACCGCAAAAATCGTGATCTGACGACACGCGAAAAATCTGTCCGTGCTGTATACGTACCGCCGACAAACTTGCCTGATCCAACGCCTGAACCGGGCTATGTGTATCGCTGGGTAGCGACGCACGTTCTGGGACAAGCGGAAGTGACCAACGTATCGCGCAAAATGCGTGAAGGTTGGGAGCCGGTGAAGGCAGAAGACCATCCGGAATTGATGATGGTGGGCAACGAAAAGACTGGTAACGTGGAAATTGGCGGCCTCATGCTTTGCAAGATGTCTGCCGAGAAAGCTCGTGCCCGGGATGAGTACTTTGACCAACAAGCTCAAAACCAGATGGACTCAGTTGACAATAGCTTCATGCGACAAAACGATCCGCGCATGCCGTTGTTTGCCGAACGCAAGTCGACATCAACGCGTGGTGGGTTTGGTTCTGGTTCTAAATAAACTTAGGAGTCCTTAAATGGCATCTACCGCTTCTCCCTACGGCTTCCGTGCCGTAAACGAGTTGGGCGGCCTACCATACGCTGGTAGCACCCGTTCATTCTTGATTGACCCAGCGGGTTACAACACGAACATTTTCAATGGTTCGATCGTTGCAATCAATACGTCTGGTTACATTAACATCGTCACCACAAATGGCGATAACAGCACACCATTCCCAGCAGGCACAATCGGCGTTTTCGTCGGCTGCTCCTTTGTGAATGCTCAAGGTCAAACAATGTACTCGCAGTACTACCCTGCCAACACAGCTTCTGTGAACGGCTCGCCCATTACTGCTTACGTTATTGATGACGACCGTGCTGTGTTCCAAGTGCAAGCTGCCGGTTCAATGGCACAAACCACTTTGGGCATGAACGTGTTCTTGAACGCTGTTCAGAGCACTTCTACAGGTTCAACAACCACTGGCAACTCCAATACGGCTGTTAGCACTTCTGCTGCTGCCACATCTGGCTATGCCTTCCGCGTTGTCGGTTTTGCTGACGTTCCCGGATTCTCAACTGTGGGCGACGCCTACACTGACATCTTGGTCAAGTTCAATCCCGGCGCACATTCATACAGCAACGCTACTGGCGTCGCATAAGGAGTAACTAACCATGGCAATTTCACGCGCACAACTACTTAAAGAGTTGCTCCCCGGCCTGAACGCTTTGTTCGGTATGGAATACGCTCGCTACGGCGAAGAGCACAAAGAAATCTACGAAACAGAGAAATCTGAGCGTAGCTTCGAAGAAGAGACAAAGCTGGCTGGCTTTGGTTCTGCTCCAGTCAAGAACGAGGGTTCAGCCATTGCTTATGACAATGCGCAAGAAGCCTTCACAGCACGTTACAACCACGAGACTATCGCCCTTGGTTTCTCCATCACGGAAGAAGCTGTGGAAGATAACTTGTACGACAGCTTGTCTGCTCGTTACACAAAGTCTTTGGCCCGTGCTATGGCTTACACCAAGCAAGTTAAAGCCGCTTCCGTTATCAACAACGGTTTCAACGGTTCATACTTGGGTGGTGACGGCGTTACTTTGTTCGGTAACAACAGTTCCAGCACTCGCGTTGGTCACCCACTCGTTAACGGTGGCGTGAACTACAACAGCCCAACAACTGGTGTTGACTTGAACGAAACATCATTGGAAAACGCCGTGATTCAAATCGCTGGCTGGACCGATGAGCGCGGTCTGTTGATTGCCGCCAAGCCACGTAAGATGATTGTTCCCCCATCACTGATGTTCGTTGCCAAGCGTTTGCTTGACACTGAACTGCGTGTTTCTACTGCTGACAACGACATCAACGCGTTGAAGCAGATGGGCGCAATCCCTGAAGGTTACACTGTTAACCACTTCTTGACCGACACAAACGGCTGGTATTTGATTACCGACGTGCCAAACGGTATGAAGCACTTCGAGCGTATCGCCTTGCAAAACAGCATGGACGGCGACTTCGACACAGGTAACGTTCGTTACAAAGCCCGTGAGCGTTATAGCTTCGGCTGGTCTGATCCTCTCGGTATGTGGGGCTCAGCAGGCGCTTAATGCGTCTGTAAAAGGGTTGGGGGTTCCCGGCCGTAAAAAAGCCACCTTCGGGTGGCTTTTTTATTTGTTGCATCTGTTTTTTATTTGGTGTATATTGCTTTCAATCCGGGCTTTCCGGTGTATCAAACAGTCCCGGCTGACGACATGCAGATTGATACGCCCTAACTTGCATGTAAGGAAAAAAACATGGCACGCACTACATTCCAAGGCCCAGTACGTTCATTGGGCGGTTTCTACCAACAAGGCCCCGCCACTACTGTGGAAGTAACATCAAGCGTTACTTTAAGCCCCGACGCTTACGCAGGTCGTTTCATTACTGTTGGCGGCTCTTTGGCTGCAAACGTTGTAATCACACTGCCAGCAATCAATGTTTCGGCTAACCCTGTTACATCTGGCCCCGGCCAAGACCCCAACACACTGAACAACGAAGGTGTGACTTACACCATCTGGGTGCCCACAACCATCTCTACAAGCTCTGTCAAGATTGGCACAAACGGCACTGACAAATTTGTCGGTTCTTTGTTGTCTGTTGACACCGACACTTCTGGCGCTATGGTTGGTTTCACGGCCGCTGCAAGCAACGACTTCATTAACTTGAACGGCACTACAACAGGTGGTGTGGCTGGCACATGGATTCAAATCGTTGCAGTCGCAGCTAACAAGTATTTGGTGACCGGCGTTGTGCTTGGCTCTGGTACTGTGGCTACACCTTTCGCTGATTCCTAATCAACCCACGGGGCTTCGGCCCCTGTTTTAAAGGAGATTGATTATGACGATGCAATATGACGTAAAACAGGCGCACCTAAATCAGTCTGGTTTAATGGTGAATCAAAGAACTCGCGTTAAGGCAGTTGCTTTTGTCGGTTCATCCAGTGCCGGGCAGTTTGTTGCTTTTGACACCACTACAGCACCCGTGTCAAGCGGTGTTACTTACGGTCGTTCTGGCACAACTATCACTGTTTCAAAAACAGCGCATGGTTTGTTAGCGGGTCAAACAATTGGTATTGATTTTGATGTTGGTACAGGCGGCTCAGCTACGCCCGGCAACTACACCATTGCCACTGCAAGTGCAAATAGCTTCACAATCACTGACATTAACTCTGGAACAATTACAGGCTCACCCGCCGCTGTCTACTCGACAGGTAATTGGTTGTTGACCTTTGATGTTGCGGCAAACGATACGTATAACAACTCGTTGCTATACCCCGGTGAAGGCATATTGGCCCGCAACGGTGTGTACGTCTACATGACTAATGTGACTGCGGTGAGTATTTTTTATGGCTAAGTCTCCAGCATGGCAACGCAAAGAGGGCAAGTCCGAGAAGGGCGGCTTGAATGCCAAGGGACGGGCCTCGTACAACAAAGCCAATCCCGGGAAGCCCGGATTGAAGCGCCCTCAACCAGAGGGCGGCAAACGCCGCGACTCTTTTTGCGCCCGTATGGAAGGCATGAAGAAGAAACTCACCGGAGAGAAGGCCAAGAAAGACCCGAACTCCCGCATCAACAAGAGCCTTCGGGCTTGGAACTGTTAAGGAAACATCATGGCATTACGACCCCCAATCCAAACACCAGCATCGAACGCAGCCCCAATGCCCACAGCTAAGGCTCCAGCGGCTAGACCCGCACCTATGCCTACATCTAAGGCTCCAGTGGCAAGACCTTCCGTTGGTGGAAACCCTTTGATGCAAAAGCCTACAGGTAAACTACCTCCCGGCGCAGTGTACAAAGCAGGCGGCAAAACCGCCTCTGCACGTGCTGACGGCATTGCATCACGCGGTAAAACTAAGTGCAAAATGTATTGATATGACTGAGATCACATTAACAGATCGCGAAGAAGCCATTGCCCGTAAAGCGGCAAAGATGGCTATCGAAGAAATGTCTGGCGAGTTTTACAAGAAAGTCGGCAAGACCGTTGTAGAGAAGGCGCTGATTTGGATTGGCATGTTGGTTGTCGGTTTTGTGATCGGCAAAGGCTGGCTCATTAAGGTTTGACATGCCTAGCACTAGCAAAAAACAACACAACTTCATGGCAGCAGTGGCCAAAAATCCTGCGTTTGCTAAGAAGGTTGGTATGAAGTCCAGCGTTGGGGAGCATTTCCTTGAGGCAGACAAAGGTAAGAAGTTCAGGTCTGGGGGTCGTGCCGATCTTCAGAAAGTTAACCAGCCTAAAACCGATCACGGGAAAATGGCTTTTTTTAAAGAAGGTGGATCTACCATGGCTACAAAAAACAACGGCATTACTAAAGCTAAAATGGGCACAGTGCGTACAGCCGCCCCTAGCAAAGACGGCGTTGCCACAAAAGGCAAGACCAAAGGCACTATGATTTCCATGAAGGGCAGCAAGCCTCTGGGCATGTGCGGTGGCGGCATGTCTAAAGGCAAGAAGTAATCATGATGGCCAGCCGTGGCATGGGGGATATTTCCCCCTCTAAAATGCCCAAGGGCGTCAAGAAAGCCCGGCGTGACGATACTGACTTTACCCAATACGCCGCTGGCGGAAAGGTAGGACTGTATGACAATATCAACGCAAAGCGTAAAAGAATCGCTGAAGGCTCTGGCGAGAAAATGCGCCGAGTTGGTAGCAAAGGTGCGCCAACTGCTCAAGCGTTCGTAAACTCTGCTAAGACTGCGAAGAAAAAATGACGACTTCAGGACTTACCTCGTTTAACCTCGATCTCAACGACATGGTCGAGGAAGCTTTTGAACGGGCGGGTTCTGAACTTCGCACGGGCTATGACTTGCGCACGGCCCGTCGATCATTGAATCTTTTATTTGCTGACTGGGCAAATCGCGGCGTGAACATGTGGACGTTCGAGCAGAACACCATCACGCTTGTGACTGGCCAGCCAACCTACGCGCTCCCTGACGATACGGTTGACCTGCTTGACCATGTCATCCGAACAAACGCCAATGTAGCCACAAATCAGGCCGACCTGACGATTACGCGGATCAGCATGCCTACGTATGCCACCATCCCAAATAAATTGACCCAAGGCCGTCCTATTCAGGTTTGGGTGCAGCGGTTGACGGGTAACTCCAATTTGTTGACTGGAACAGTCCAAGCTGACATTACTGCTACGGACACAACAATTCCTGTAACTTCCCTTGTCGGAATCCCCACTGCTGGGTTTATCACAATTGATGGCGAGTTGATTGGTTTTAACGAGACCGCACCAGCCGCTGACGGAAATCCCGCGTACCTGTACAACTGCACACGCGGTCAGGATGGCACAACGGCAGCCGCACATACCACTGGTGCGGCCATGCGCTTGGTTCAAAAGAACAGTATTACTGTGTGGCCAACACCAAACCCCGGCCAGACATACCAGTTTGTGTACTGGCGCATGCGCCGTATCCAAGACGCTGGTGGCGGTACAAAAACAATGGATGTGCCGTTCCGTTTTGTGCCCTGCTTGGCCGCTGGCCTAGCCTACTATATTGCGCTCAAAGTTCCTGAAGGTTTGGCCCGTTTGGATGTGCTGAAACAACAGTACGACGAGGCTTGGGATCGCGCCGCAGGTGAAGACCAAGAGAAAGCGGCAGTGCGTTTTGTTCCCCGTCAGATGTACATTGGAAGCGGTACGTAAATGGGAAACCGGTTTGCGTCAGGCAAGAATGCGATCTCGGAGTGCGATCGCTGCGGCTTTCAGTTTAAGCTGAAAGAGCTGCGCAAAGAAATTATCAAGACCAAGAACTACAATCTCTTGGTTTGCAGTACATGTTGGGATCCAGATCAGCCGCAGTTGCAATTGGGTATGTATCCAGTGGATGATCCACAAGGCTTGCGCGATCCACGTCCTGACACAACGTACTACCAAGGCGGTACGACCGGTTTACAGATTGAGTTGACCGGAAGCACGTCTGTAAACGCAGTTGGTTTTCCTTCTGGCGGTAGTAGGGTGTACCAGTGGGGCTGGAACCCTGTTGGTGGGGCAAGAGGTTTTGATTCTGTATTGACGCCAAACTACTTGGTTTTATATGCAGAAGTTGGTACAGTAACGATACAGATAGGAGTCTGACATGGACAAGAAAGATTTAGCGCAAGACAAGAAGATGATTAAGGCTGCAGTGGCTAAACATGAAAAAGCCAAGCATCCCGGTCAACCCTTGACCAAGCTCAAAGCTGGTGGCAAGACTAATAGCGACATGCTGAAGTATGGCCGCAACATGGCTAAAGTTATGAACCAGCGTTCTGTTGGTCGCGGAGGCTAATCATGGCAACCACATACAAACAACCTACGCCTTCTCCCATCAAGGAAGCTGGTTTGAGCGACAACAAAAAGTACATGAAAGATGCCAACGTTTCTGTGGCCAATAGCCATAGCAACGACTACCCCGGCGTCAAAACTTCAGGCATCAAAGTTCGTGGCACAGGTGCTGCAACTAAAGGCTTGATGGCCCGAGGCCCAATGGCATGAACTATACGCAACTCAGCGCTGCTATTCAGGCGTATACGGAGAATACAGAAGCGAACTTCATCGCTGAGATACCCGTGTTCGTTCAGCAAGCTGAGCAGCGTATTTACAACACCGTTCAGTTTCCTTCACTTCGCAAGAACGTGACAGGCGCTACCACGGCCAGTAACAAGTATTTGGCATGCCCGTCAGATTTTTTGGCGGTGTATTCTATGGCGGTGGTGGACGGCACACTGGCTTCTGGTACGTATGAGTACTTGTTGAACAAAGATGTCAACTTTATTCGGCAGTCATACCCCCAAGCAGACGATACTGGCTTGCCTAAGTATTACGCTTTGTTTGGTGCACAGACCAATGATGCTAACGAGTTGTCGTTTATTCTTGGCCCTACGCCAGATGCTGTCTACCCCGTAGAGTTGCACTATTACTACTACCCACAATCAATTGTGACTGCTGGGACTTCGTGGTTAGGCGACAATTTTGACTCTGTGTTGTTGTACGGTTCTTTGGTTGAGGCGTACACCTACATGAAGGGTGAGCAAGACATGCTGCAGGTTTACAACACAAAGTATCAAGAAGCATTGATGCTTGCCAAACGTTTGGGCGATGGCATGGAGCGTCAGGACGCATATCGTTCTGGCCAATACAGACAGAAGGTGACTTAATATGTCGATTGCACAAACAGCGACCACCAGCTTTAAAGTTGAGCTGCTGCAAGCAGTCCACAACTTTGGCCCCACATCGCCTGATACATTCAAAATCGCGTTGTATACGGCAGCCGCCAACATCGGCCCAACGACTACGGCTTACACAACATCTGGCGAAGTTGTAGGAACAGGGTATACGGCAGGCGGCAACACACTGACAATCTCCGTATCCCCAACCTCGGGTAACAACGCTAGTAATGTGCCAACTGCGTATGTGTCATTTGCCAACACTTCTTGGCCCACTGCTTCGTTTACTTGCCGTGGTGCGCTGATTTATAACGACACAGCTTCTGGTAATCCATCTGTAGCTGTGCTGGACTTTGGTTCGGACAAGACCGTCAGCAGCGACACTTTCACAATTATTTTCCCAACGCCCGATGCCAACAGCGCAATCGTTCGTATCTCTTAAGGACGCATCATGAGTACAGAAAAAAGCCACGCCCAAGACCAAGTGTCTGCCGGTTTGTTGACATTCCCCAAGAGCGGTGATTCAGCTTCTGCTGGCGGTGTTTACACCGTTACTTGCGTAGGCCCAGACGGTGTTGAGAAGTGGTCTGATACGTTCCACAACTTAGTGGTAAATCAAGGCTTGCAGTCCATGAACCAGACTTATTTTAAGGGTTCTGGCTACACAGCTACTTGGTACTTGGGTTTGGTGACTGGCCCCGGTTCTGGCACAACGTACGCTGCTGGTGACACATTGTCTTCTCACGCAGGTTGGACAGAAAACACCGACTACACAGGTAGCCGCAAGACTGTGACATTTGGTACAGCTACAACAGCTGATCCTTCTGTTATTAGTAACTCAGCATCGCCTTCTGCTTTTGCCATCACTGGCACAGCTACGATTGCTGGCGCTTTCTTGGCCACGACAACTGATAACTCCGGTATTCTGTTTTCCGCAGGCGACTTTACAGGTGGTGATAAATCTGTAGCCAGCGGTGACACATTGAACGTTACATATCAGTTCTCTCTTGACGCTGCCTAATAGGTAAAGCGGTGTTCGGAGATGTAACATTTGCGCAGTCTCCCTTCGCCTCTCTAGGCGGGGCTACGTACGGTGTTGCTATTTCTGAAGCGGCAACTGCCAATAACACGCAATCAATTGAAGTCATTTATGGTGGGTCGGCATTAGAGGCTGCTACTGCCACAGCTGTTCAAACGGCTATTGCTAACCTGCTGGCTCGTGCAGAAGAATCTGCTACGGTAACAGACACATTTAATACCGCAAATAACACGTTTAACGTTACCCGTTCAGAGTCTGCGACAGCTTCTGATTCAATTAGCGCGGCAGCTACATTCCTTGGCGCTATTGTTGAAGCAGCTACGGGCGCAGATGTTTACGTTTCTCAGACTGATTTTGTTGCGTTTATCCAAGAAACTGGTCTTGTCTTTGAGCAGTTCACATCGGGTAAACTGCTCAGTGCAAGCATAAATGAAAGCGCTGCTGGCACAGACGAGTATTTAGTTAAGACCATTTTTGGCGCAACAATGGCGGAAGGCGCTGTTGGCGCGGACTCTCTTATCCCAGTTAAAGAGATCAACGCACGAGTCACGGGCATTCAGCTTTATGTAAATATTGGCAGTGCTGTTATTTGGGCGGTAATTGATGACAGCCAGAGCGCAAACTGGCAAAATATCACCAATGTCCAAAGCAGTGGCTGGACAAATATCGACGATGAACAAAACCCCGGTTGGACTAACATCCCATCGTAAGGACAGAATATGGCTATTGTTTTAAAAGATCGGGTCAAAGAAACCTCAGTAACGGCGGGCACAGGAACAATTACACTGGCCGGAGCAGTTACAGGATTTCAAGCATTCTCGGCTATTGGCAATGGCAACGTTACTTATTTTGCAATCGTAGATAACGCTACAGGCGCATGGGAAGTTAACTATGGCACGTACAGCTCAGGCACTCTGACCCGTAACGCAACGCCACTTTCTTCTTCCAACGCTGGTGCGCTGGTCAGCTTTACATCCAACCCCAAGGATGTGTTCTGTACGTATCCGTCCGAGAAGGCCATCTACGAAGAAACGACCGGCAACGTTCTGATTGACGGCGGCCCTATTACCGTGATCGGTACAGGCGTTACAAGCTACACCACATTCTCCGCCGCATTGGGCGAGTTGTATGGAAACATAAACAGCTTTGCACAGCTGTACGCACAAAACTTAAACGGAGGTTCTTCCGCCTCTACGGACATTGTTGCATACAACGACCTTGGTGATGGCACAAACAACTTCATTGATATGGGTATCAATAGCTCCAACTACTCGGATGCTGTTTACCCAATCTTTACGCCCGGTTCAGGTTATGTATACAACGATGGCGGCGAGTTAATCATTGGTAGCGCCACAGACGATGTGCTCTTGTTTGCTGGGGGTGTGGCCACAACCGACTGGGCGGTTCGGATTGATAAAACATCAAAGCTGGTCACAACCAAAGATGGCTTGACTCTTGGTGGTGCTTTGACTGGGGTTGGCGGTTCATTTACATCGCCGGTAACAACAACGTCTTCAATGACAAGCCCCGGCAGTACAGAATTTGTTACACGCACTTATGTAGATACGGCCACTTCAACTGCGTTTGTTGTGCACACAGCTTGTAGGGCGGCCACTACAGCTAACCTTAATACCAACTATTCAAACGGTTCGTCAGGTGTTGGGGCCACGCTAACTGCGGACACTAACCGCATTTTTACCACGCTTGATGGCGTTACTGGATGGTCTACAGGCCAACGAGTGCTGATTAAAAACCAGACAAACTCGTATGAAAACGGCGCTTACACAATTACTGATTTAGGCTCTGTTATTACCCCTTGGGTTTTGACCCGTGCCACTGACTTTGATACTGCCGGTGCCGGTGAGATCGCCAACAACGCATATTTCTATATCACCGCCGGTACAACTAACGCTGGCTCTAGTTGGGTTCTGGCTCAAACCGCAGCAATTACTGTAGGTACAACAGCTCTTCCATTTGACTTGTTCTCTTCTGCGCAGGTCTACACTGGGGGTACAAATATTGATATTACCGGCACAGTCATTTCTTTGACTGGCACGGTTGCCCCTACTAATGGCGGCACGGGAGTTAATACTGTAGCTACAGGCGATGTTTTGTATGGCTCTGGTACAAACACATGGAGCAAGTTGACAATCGGCTCTCCATACCGGTCATTGGTGGTCAACGGTGCGGGCACTTTGCCTGAGTGGAATGCTGTTGCCTTAAACCAATCTGGCGCAGTTTCAGGAGCCCTGCCTACGGCCAACGGCGGCACGAACATCACCACGTACACCCTTGGTGACACGCTGTATTCCAGCGCGGCCAACACTTTGGCTAAGTTGGCGGGTAACACCACAACGACCAAGAAGTTTCTGACTCAGACTGGCACAGGCTCTGCCTCGGATGCCCCAGCTTGGGGGACAATTTCTGGCTCTGATGTATCGGGCAATATCTCTGGATCGGCTGGGTCTGTGGCGAATGCGCTGACGTTGGGGACATACCTAACGGGCACAAGTTTTAACGGCTCTGCTGCTGTAACAGCAACCGTTGATGCAACTTCGGCCAACACCGCTTCCAAAGTAGTTGCTCGTGACGCTTCCGGTAATTTCTCTGCCGGCACGATTACAGCCACATTGAGTGGATCGGCCACCAGTGCAACAACGGCCACAAACGTGGCGGGTGGAGCGGCTAATCAACTTGTATATCAAACAGGTTCTGGCGCTACATCATTTGCTACTGCGCCTACAGTAACCAGCACATACTTGTATTGGAATGGTTCTGCATTTGCATGGGGTGCAGTAGCTTCTGGTACGGTAACGTCTATTACGGCTGGTACATACCTTACCGGTGGAACAATTACAACCAGCGGCACAATTGCCGTAGATGCCACATCAGCAAATACAGCCTCTAAAGTTGTAGCTCGCGATGCTTCTGGTAACTTTAGCGCGGGTACGATTACAGCGTCTTTAAGCGGTAATGCTACTACCGCAAGTTCTTTGTCAAACGCTTTGACTATTGGCACGGGCTTATCCGGCACAAGTTACAACGGTTCTGCGGCAGTGACTATTGCTAATACCGGTGTTACATCTAACGTAGCCGGTTCAGGTATTTCTGTATCAGGCGCAACTGGCGCGGTAACTATTACCAATACCGGTGTAACTTCTAACGTGGCGGGCACAGGTATTACAGTGTCTGGCGCTACAGGCGCAGTGACAATTAGTATTCCGCAAGCAATCACCACAACGTCAAGTGTTCAGTTTGGCTCATTTGGTGTTGGCACTGCAGCCTCTGGTACATCCGGTGAAATTCGCGCAACAAACAACATTACTGCGTACTACTCTTCTGACATCAAGTTTAAAGAAAATGTGCGTGACATCCCCGCAGCCTTGGCCACAGTAAATGCCATTGGCGGTAAGTTGTTTGATTGGACTGATACATACATCGAATCCAAGGGGGGTGCTGATGGCTATTTTGTACAGAAAGCCGACTTTGGCGTAATTGCCCAAGACGTGCAAAAGGTATTCCCAATCGCCGTGCGCACGCGCGAAGACGGATCACTAGCTGTAGACTATGAAAAACTTAGCGCGTTGGCTTTTGCTGCGCTTGTTGAACTGACAAAACGAGTAGAAGCTCTTGAAGCGAAAGGATAAACATGTCATCATATTCCAACCTCAAATTTGAAATCATCGACGTTGGCGGCAGTGATGGCGCATGGGGTGGTATCACCAACACAAATATTGGTACTGCTATTGAGCAAGCCATCGTAGGTATGGCCACGCTTGAATCCGGTGATTTTTCTACCAACGTTGCAACTCTGTCCGCTTCAAATACTCCTAGTGCGCAAGATTTCCGTGCGTTTTGTTTAAATATTACGGCTACGCTAACCGCCGCAGGTACAGTAAACGTGCCAGCTATTGAGAAACCATACTTAGTATTAAATAACTCGGTAGGTGGCTATGCTGTTACAGTGAAGGTAAGCGGCCAGACAGGTGTGGCTGTCCCTAATGGTAAAGCTTGCTTGGTTTATAACAATGGTACTGATGTTGGCGCGGCAATTACGCATCTGACTTCTTTAACATTAGCATCGCCTCTAGCGGTGACATCTGGAGGTACAGGTACAACCTCTACAACTTTTGTGAACTTGGCTACTAACGTCACAGGCACTTTACCTGTGGCTAATGGCGGTACTGGGACAACAACCCCCGGATTAGTGCAAGGCTCCAACATTACGATCACAGGCACTTGGCCTAATCAAACTATCGCTGCAGCATCCCCCGGCACGGGCACAGTTACTTCGGTATCTGGTACAGGTTCAGCCAATGGTTTGTCTTTGTCTGGCACAGTCACAAGTTCTGGCAACATTACGTTAGGCGGTAGCGTTACCAGCCTGACAACAACTAACTTCAGCATCTCTGAATCAGGTGGAATATTGGTTTTTAAATACGGATCGACTACCATTGCAACCATGGATAGCAGCGGTAACTTGACAACGCTTGCCAACATGACCGCATACGGTTCAATCTAAGGATTACACATGGCACTGAATTCTTCCGGTCCAATCAGTTTTGGTGGCTCTACGGTTGGTCAGTCGATCAACCTTGAGTTGGGTGTATCTGCAACTGCACTTGCATCAATCGACAGCACATCGTTTCGCACGTTGGCAGGTGTAGCTTCGGGTCAGATTAGTCTGAGCAATTTTTACGGCAAGAGTAACGTCAGTTACAGGTTTAGCGGCTTAAGTAACTTCAACGCATCCTCAGGTGTTGGGACATTTGATATGTCAGGAAACATATACGCTGGCGGCACAGGGCGTGGGACTAGTTATCTGACTGTAAGTAAGATCAGCAGTAGCTACACACTTTCTTATTCTCAAGAAATTGGTTTAAATAACAATGGTGTCAGACAAATTTTGGTGTCTGGAAGTTCAATTTACTACACTGCACAAAGTGGTAGTGGCCCGGGCCCTGTATTAAATAGATTGTCCACCTCTACGGGGCAAACCAATTGGCCTCAAGGTGGTTATAGGAATGTGGGCGGAAGCATTACCACTTTTAATTCGTATGAACCTACAGGATTGTTTGTAAATGGTTCGGGCGATGTGTATGTTTCTACAACCGGATATGCGGTTATCGGCAAAACCACCACATACTACACAACCCTTGTTAAAGTTGGGGCTGATGGCGTTCCTGTATGGTTTGTATTTGATGACATTAACACTCCAGCAAGAAAAATATACGTAGCCTGTGCTGAAGTAGGCGGTTATTTGTATACCTATGGAAGCGCTAGAAACAACGGCTCAAATTATTATGGTGGTATTACAAAGAGAACCTTAGCAACACCACCAGCATATGTATCTTCAAACGGCGTATTTCCAACCAACGTATCTTCAGAATTTTATGTTAGTGGTGGACTGTACGATAGTGTAAATAGTGCGCACTATATTTGGGGGTATGGAAATTCAAGTGGGTACGGGACACTTGCTAAGTTTGATTCCTCATTAACATTTCAATGGGTTAGAATTTTAGCCCTTTCCGCAGGTGTACCTGCCGCATGGAAATATGCAGTCACAGATTCTGCTGGTAATATTTATGTGGCTACCCAAAGTTCTGTAGTGGTAATTGCAAAATACAACTCAAGTGGTGTATTGCAATGGGCAAGAAAAATTACATTAACAGGCAGCACCACTTTCTATCCGGGGCAAACAACTTCATTATCTTTATACAGTGACAAACTGCTTTTAGGGTGGGGTGGTGGCTATGATAACGATAGCACGGCATACGCTTTCTTTGTTGAATACCCAACTGACGGTTCAAAGTCTTCAGGCACTACCACACTTACATTAGCTAGCAGTCATACTGCCACATTAACATTTGCTACGTTTGGTGGAACTGCAAGCACTCCCGCCTCAAGCACATCACCTTACAATCCCGGCTTAGGTAGTTCTAGCGTCTCTGCCACTACAAGCAGTTCAACATCTAATTCCAAAACAACAACGCTTTACTCAACCACACTATGACAGCATTCATTAGGCTCTCAACTAAACAGTATCCTCTATATGAGGGTGATGTGAGACTGCAAATCTCAGGAATACCAGAACATTTGACGGGCGACACATTTCCGTGTCCTGATATTTATGCCCGAGTTGAATGGGTTGATCCGCCTGAGTACAACAGTGACACGCATATTGTGGATGAAATAGCGCCTGTTGAAGAAAATGGTACATGGAAAATGCAATGGGTTGTTCGTGAGTTAACCGATGAGGAAAAAATGCTCAAGCAATTTAGCCCAAATGGTTTTGATATTCCTGTGGAGCGTATATGAGCGTGGCTAATGAATTCAAAATTGTTGACAATGTTTTTGTCAAGATGTTTCACTTAACAGAACTTGGCGACAAAATACAGGGTCATGCGCACACGTTTGACCACATCACCCTGCTTGCTAAAGGGCGGGTGCTGATGAAAGCCAACGGCTCAGAAAAAGAGCATCTCGCCCCTAAACTTATTGTGACACCAAAGGGTGTAGTGCATGAGTTTGAGGCGTTAGATAAGGGGTGCATCCTGTGTTGCGTTCATGCGATTCGTGATGGCGACACTGAAGACGATATTGCACCTCCTGATATTACAGAAGAACAGGCAAAGCTCTTGATGGAGCAGTTCCCATTGGTGAAGTAATGTCCGCAACTACAAAACTCACCATCTTGAACAACTTGTTTATCAAGATGTTTCATTACGCTGAGGTTGGCGATGAGAACCCCGGTGGTGGGCACAAGCACACATTTGACCACATCACGCTATTGGCTCGTGGCTCATTACGCATGGAGACTGACTTAGGTGAAGAAATCCATGTTGCGCCTAAATTGTTTGTGACTAAACGTGGTGTTCAACATAAATTTACTGCGCTTGAGCCTGACACCGTTATGTGCTGCGTACAAGCAATTCGAGACGGCGATGATGTTGATGACATTGCTCCTGAAGATATTACGACAGAGCAAGCATTTGAGCTGATGGATAAGTACCGGATGGCAACGCCCCCATGAAAATTTTACTTGCCCCCAATTTTATTTCTGCGGAAACTTGCGCAGCTCTAAACGCTTGGGTGGATGAGGGTGTAAAAAATAAATGGTTAGATAAAGGCATTAGTCGTGGCTTGGGTTGGGAGTACGACAAACGTGTAACTACTCGCAATTATGCGGATCGGTTTGAATACCCACCTGCTGTATACGAAGTATTTGCTCAAATATCAGCCAAACTTGGATTGCAAAACACGCCCAAGAGTACTGCAGGGGCAGGCAAAGATGGCGTGGTGGTCAGTTGCACTTTTCCCGGAGGTGATGTCTACCCACACAGAGACCCAATGGAGGGATCTGATCTTCACGTGTTGCGTTGCAACATAATGACAAGAGATTCTGATGCTGGCGGTGACTTGTACATTGGTGGCAAAAAGATTGACATTGGCGTAGGTGATTTGCACTGCTATTTGCCGTCGGCCATTGAACATTACGTCACGCCCGTAGAGGGGGCTACATCCAGAATTATGTGGATGTTTGGTTACAAGATGTCTTTAGAAGACTTTGGAAAGTTATAACATGCGCGATTGGGCTGACATTCTTATAATTGCAGCCTGTATAGTCACCTTCATTGTGTGGGGGACGGCAACAATTATTTGGATGTGGTCATGATCCCAATAGATCCCATAGC